TAAATAATAGGCTGAACTTTACTTTATAGATGGATTAAAATGAAAGATTACAAACAATTCCTAAAAGGATTACCCTCTAAAACGGTAGTCCTAGCCTGTAGTAAGTTTAACCCTCCAACAGTTGGACATGAACTTCTTATAAAGGCTGTCAAAAAACTGGCTGAGCAAAAGAATGCCAACCACGTAATCTATGTGTCCGATGTAAGCGACGCTAAAAAAAATCCTCTAATAGTAGAAAAGAAGTTAGACTATCTTAACTTGATTTTTCCAAACACCAAGTTTATCGAGTCTGGCGACAGCGTTGCTGATGTTGTTAAGAAACTGAAAGAATCATATACCAAAGTTGTTTTGGTTGTCAGTGAAAGTAAGATATCTACAATTAGAAATTCGCTTGGTGTTGAGGTTATCTCCGCTGGCGATACAGATCCAGACTCTGATGATGCTTCTCGTAGTGCAGCAAATAAGGGTTTATACGAAGAATTTAAGAAGACCCTACCAACATCAATTCGTGAACTTGATGGTCGTAGATTGATGAATGACATCAGACTTGGTTCTGGTTTACATCCAATTAAAGAAAAGATTAATCTTGTTAAAGATGATTTGCGTGAACAATATTTCCGTGGTGAAATTTTCAATGTTGGTGATATTGTTGAGTCTGATGGTCAGAAATATGAAATTGTAAAACGTGGTTCCAATCACTTGCTTTTGAAAGAGGAATCAGGTAAACTAGTATCAAAGTGGATACAAAACGTGAAAACATTTAAACAATTTAAAGAAGATCTTTGCTCTCCAGATATTGATTCTGAGACAAGTCAGTTAGCTCACGCTAATGCACGTTTAAATCCACCACTAGAGCAAAACAAACCGATAGTTCCAGGAACACCGAAGAAGAAAAAGGTTAAACCACAAAGTGATAACCTTTAAAGAATATGTCTCTGATGCAGTTGCTATTGATGAGGAAACTGTTTCTCAAAGAATCCGCACAAAGTTTAGATTAAGAACAAGTAAAACTAAACGTAAACAGAGAGAAAGAATTTCTACTCATACAGTGGCCAGTGGTCCGAAAGCGTTGATGCGTGCCAGAAGAATGGCAATTAGAATGATGAAGAAGCGTATGTTGCGTGGTAGAAAGTTAAGTAACCTCGCCCCTGATGAAAAAGCTAGTATTGAAAAGAGAATGAAAGCGAAGTCGAAACAGATTAAACAAATGACCTCAGCGTTAATTGCTACTGTTAGACGTATTGAAAAATCAAGATTAACGCACGGGAAGGTTTCTCGTGGTAAAGACAGAAGAGTATTTTAATGGATGAACTAAAAACAGCACTTAAAGTATTGGTGGCTAACATCACTGTGATGTACTACAAGGCACACCAATTCCACTGGAACGTAGAAGGTGTTTACTTTACACAATACCACGCATTCTTTGAAGATTTATATACAGATATTTACGAGTCAATCGACCCAGCTACAGAACAACTTCGTAAACTAGATGAATATGCCCCAGTTAGCTTGGACGAATTATTCAAATATAAAACTCTAAAAGAAGAAACAACCAGAGTTGCTGATATTTCTGGTATTCTTTCCAGTTTGTTGGCTGCCAACGATGAGGTTCTTGCCAGCCTAAATAAAGTGTTCTCTTTGGCTACAAAAGAAAACGAACAAGGTATTTCTAATTTTATAGCTGATAGAATTGATACTCATAAGAAACATGGCTGGTGGCTACGTGCTTCTGCTAAAAAGCTAGGATAAAAAATGTTAAAATTCAAAAATTATCTGGAAGAAAATTCTGTAGAATTAACAGCAGACGAACAGTTCGATTTGATCGAAGAGATGGTTGAAGAAATTGCGCTGGATCACAATGTTGACCCAGAAGTTGTTTGGGAAGAATTCCAGGATGTTAGTGATGAAGAACTCCTAGAAGCATGTACTTGCTGGAAGGGCTACAAACGTAAGCCAGGAACAAAACCATGCGCCGAAGGTTCTTGTGTTAAAGAAAGCGCAACTGCTGACGCCAAAGGATATAAAAGTAAAACTGGTGGATTGACTCAAAAAGGTCGCGACCATTACAACAGAGAAACTGGTGGACATTTAAAAGCTCCAGTAACAAAGAAACCAAGTACTCTTAAAAAAGGTAGTAAAGCATATAATCGTCGTAAATCTTTCTGCGCAAGAATGTCTGGAGTAGAAGGTCCGATGGAAAAAAACGGTAAACCAACTCGCAAAGCGTTGGCATTAAGAAAGTGGAACTGCTAATGAAAACATTTCAAACATTTTTAACAGAAGAAGCGGAAGCAGATAAACTTACGCATATCACTCATGCCGAAGATCGTCCACTATTTCACGGACATGAAGGTTTCGAACATGCTCATGGCGCATTGACTCAAGCCCATGAGCATATGAAAGCTGGCGGAAACAACAGTAACCTTACTATGAAATACGATGGTTCACCATCAGTTGTGTTTGGTCACCATCCAAAGAATAACAAATTCTTTGTTGCCACTAAAGGTGCGTTCAACAAAGAACCAAAAATCAATCATACTCATGAAGATATTGAAAGAAACCATGGTCATGCTCCAGGTCTGGCTTCGAAACTTCATGCTGCTCTTGATAACCTACCAAAAGTAACACCAAAGAAAGGTGTTTATCAAGGCGATATACTCCACTCTCATGGTGATGTTGAGCATGATAAAAAGGCAGGAACTGCAAAGTTTACTCCAAACACTATTACTTACACTGCTAAGGGCGAAGAAGCCAAGAAAGCAGCTGGATCAAAGATCGGTGTTGCTGTTCACCAGAAATATGAACATGCTGAGGGTGCGGATAAGAAGAGTCTTGAATCAATGCATGTTACTCCACATCCAGATACTGAAAACTTTGGTGAACATAAAGACGTTCACTTAAAGACTGCTAATCACGACACAAGCAAGATTGATTACCCAGAAAAAGATCAAGCAGAGTTCCATAAACATATGAACGCTGCCAAAGAAATTCACGATACTCATGGTTCTAAAATGTATTCAGCTATTCACCCTAAACATTCTGGTGAAGCTGGTCATCTGGGAACATATATCAACAGCACTGTTAGAAATGATGAAGTGCCAAATGTTGAGGGTTTCAAGAAACATGTTAAGTCTTTCTATGATAAGAAAGCAGCTGGGGTTAAAACAGAGAAAGCTAAAGCTACTCACACTGGTGAGGGTGACTCTCAGATTGCTCATGTTGAAGCGAACAAAGAACACTACAGTAATTTGCTAACTATGCATCATCACTTGCAACAAGCAAAGAACACTCTGGTTAAAAACCTTAACAAGAATACCAATGGTCTTGAGCATCACATTGATGATAAGAAAACAGAACCAGAAGGATTCGTTGTTAACCATACTCATAATGGAAAAGAACAACCAACTAAGTTGGTAAATCGTTCTGAATTTGCGAAAGCCAATTTACTAAAAGTTAAAAAGTGGAACCAACCAAAATGAGTCAAGAAAAACATCACGTAATGGCATTTGCCAGAATGAATCCAATTACTTCTGGCCATGAAAAAGTAGTTAATAAGGTTCATGAGGTTGCTAAAGAAAATAATGCTGACCATAGTGTTATTCTGTCACACTCGCATGACGCTAAAAAGAATCCACTAAGCCCAGAGCAGAAAGTTAAGCATGCCAAGAATGCTTTTCCTGGCACCAATATTTCTGCTGGCTCAAAAGAAAAGCCAAATCATTTAGCTCATGCTTCTGATTTACATAAACAGGGTGTTACTCATCTTCACGTAGTTGCTGGCTCTGATCGTGTTGAATCTACAAGTAAACTGTTGAATGATTATAATGGTAAGACAGGTCCTCATGGACATTATAACTTCAAGAAGATTACTGTTCACTCATCAGGTGAACGTGATCCTGATTCTGAAGGTTCAGAGGGTATCTCAGCAAGCAAGATGCGTGAACATGCTGCATCTGGTAACGAAAAAGAATTCCATAAAGGCGCACCATCAAAAATGTCTTCTGCTAATAAGAAAGCAATGTATAAAGACGTTCGTAAAGGTATGGGAATTGATGAGGGTGTTTCTTATAAAGCATTCCTTGGATTATTAGAAAGCAATGATGCTTATGCTAAATCTGAAGAGAATAAAAAATCTGCTGATGCTGCTAAGAAGCAAGGTGATATGTTTGCTCATCATTTACACATGGCTGATCACCATGATAACTTATCACAATGGCATTCTCAGAAAGGTCGTCACAGTGAAGCAGATCGTCATGCTGAGAAAGCTGAAGAACACCATGAAAAAGCAATGGCTCTTAAAGAGTCTATTAATGAAGCCCACAAGATTGGCGACAAAGTAATTATCCACAAAGGTCCACGTGATGTTATTGGTAAAGTTGGCCACATCGGAGAGATTCGTGCACCATGGGTTGGCGCACAGAAGCGTTATACTATCGATCACGACGAAGGTTCTATTCAGTTAATGGCTCATCATATTAAGAAATATAAAGAGCCAGTTAAAGAAGGATATGAGGGTTCTCCAGCTGACGAACGTCAAGATAAAGCTGGTATGAAGAAAACTGGAATGACTGATGCTCAGTGGGAGAAATCTGCCCAAGATAAAAAAGAAGATGCTGCTGGCGAAAAACACATGCATACTAAGATTGAGCACAACAAAGACCATAAGTTAATTACTCATGGTCCAGATTTCTCATTAAAGATCGGAACTGAACATCACGATAATATCAAAGGTTTGAACCATGGTGAAGTTCATGAGTTCAAGTGCATGGACGGAAACCATTGGGGTGTTCACAAGCGTGGTGATAATCTACACTTTGCTCCACACTCTCTAGATTCTGGCATTAGTTCTAATATGTCATTCCACATTAAACATTCTGACTTTAAGGGTGATAATAAACAAGATAAAGATATGTCAGGTATGTCGACATATGCTCAAATGTTAAGTCATAAAGCAGCCATGAATCCAGATCTACTTTCTGATGCTGAAAGACAACATCTAGAAGCAATGGAACAGATGAGTGAAGAAACTCAACAAATTGCTGAAATGCAAGACGGTAAATCTTATTCTCAGAAACAACTTTCAGATAAGATTAAGTCTGGTAATTGGGAAGCTACTCACGATATTAAGCCAGGTAAACATGTTGAAATGCGCCACCATACTGGTAAACGTGTAATTGTTCACGTTAAAGAAGAAACTATTTACGAAAACCATGTTGAGTTCCGTATCGATCATCGTGACAAAGCAACTGGCGATGTTAAGAAAACTATGGCTGACCACGAAGCTAAGGTGAGTGATCAGACAGATAAAGCAACTTATTTCAAAGTTCCAAAACACAAAGCTGATTCATTCAAGACTGCCATGAAAGGTCATGGTTGTAAAGCAGAGTTGTGTGAAGAACAACTTGATGAATTAAAAAACAGTACAGTTATTAATTACCTAAGAAAAGCAAAAACTCAATTAGGTAATATTGAAGTTAGTCGCAGATCTACTGGTAATAAAGAGTATGGTAAAGAAACTGCTCGTCGCAGATCAAATACTTTAAATAAAATGGCTGATAAAACACAGTCAAGATCAGTAGCTGACCAGTTACGTAAAGCAACTGCTCCATTTAAAGAAGAAACTGTTACTGAAAAATTAGACCCATCTATGGGTGCTGGGAAGTATATCGACGATTTCCAAAAATCGGATGCTCCTCAGTTTAAAGGTAAATCAAAGGAGAAAAGACGTATGATGGGAATCGCTGC